CACGCAGGACGAGCTGCTGCTGGTGCAGGACGAGCTGCTGCACGGGGTGAATCTTCGTCAACTTCTGCACGTCCACTACCAACATTCAAACCAGGCGGCTTGTAATACTGACCCCAACGATCAGGATCATATGCTTGCCCATCAACTGATGCTTCAAACATATCTTTGATCACTTGCAGTTCAGTAGCTGTTGGCTTCTTGGGCAGGAAGTCTCCGAGATTAAACAACCCATGCGCTTCGATAGCGGCTGCTTCAACATTAGTCAATGCAGTCTCTTTACGAGCCCACTTTGACGTGCTGTAGTCAGCATACCCACCCTTGGAAGTCTTAGTGACCTGGAAATCTAGACCACGTTCGATATGCGTTGGCAACTCTTCAATCTCACTGTCCATCAATGCAGCCTTAACTACATTAAAGATCTGTGGACCAATGATAAACCTACGGATTGGATTCTCCGATGGGCTATCTTCGTTCATTGGACTTTCGCGAACAAAACCCTGGAACACGTAACTACGCTTCTTCCAATACTTGCGTCCGAGTTCTTCGAGATTCTTGTCCTTAAACCATGGACGTACTTCGCTGAGCACTGGGCATGTCTCACCCCACATCTCAACACAAGGAACCTGTACTGTTACAGGCTTACTGTCCATTTGACCTTTGATGCCAGCAAATGGCATCTTGATCATCGCACGTTCTACCCAGAAGAAGTCATTGGCGTTATTGCCATCTGGGAGGAATCGAAGCTTTGCTGTAGTACCTTCAGGAATGTTCCAGTGCGGATAGATGCCTTTATCGCCGCCACCCTGGTTATTGCTCCGTGTGTCTTGTGCCTGGAGCCTTGCACGTATCTCTGCTAGTGAAGCCATGATGTAAATCCTTTCGTTTGCCTATTCATGCCTGTATATGCCTTAGCACATACTCCACTGAGTATATGCTAAAGCTATTTATCATGCAAATTAAAAGTTGGCTTAGATTAAGATTTTTGGATTAAAGGCCACTGAGCTTCTTCAACAGTGCTATGCTCTCACCAACCATGTTTGATTCGTGCATGTCAACTTCGTTGTAGGACTTGTCTCTAGTAGAAGCTATAGCTTTGTTCTTGGGTTGACCACTTTTAACCTTGCGAGCAATCATGATGTCTGCGAAATCAGTGTCGCCATCGCTGTCTTGATCATCGGTCTTGTTGACGCGGATCTCTTTTTCCATGACCGGCTCTGATTGATCTTCACCGCTATTCATCACTACTGAAGGATTTATTTTGCCTTTGCTCTTGGCTGTTATACCTTTGAGAACCGCTAACACCTGTTGCTTGTTAACACCTTTGCTAACAGTCATAGCACCAGTCCTAGGATCAGCGCCAGTTGTGATACCTTGTTTAGCCAATGCAGTCTTGGTTATCGCATTAGGATCACGCGGATCAACGCGAGTCATGCCGCTGAGTGTCTGGAGTTCGGCGATTGCTGCTTCGTTCATGCCGCTGAGCTCTTGTTCAACTTGCTTGACCCATCCGCTGACATCGCTGCTACCTACTTCATCTACATCACCTGCATAGTCTGCTACCATCTCAACCGCAGCTAATACTTTTTCTGGACCATGCTGAGAAAGCAGGGATAAATGCCTATTCATGATCCTGTTTATGATAGCCGCAGCTACTGGTGTGATCTGATCAACGTCTTCAGAAGATCCCTCAGTGCTGTCGTTGTCGCTACCTTCGTTCTGAACACCATGATCACTTCCAATTTGATCCATCATGCGACTGACAATTTCTTCGCTATCATCATCTGGATGTAACCCAGCTTCTCTAGATATATCGTCATACATATCCTGGAGACGTGCTTGTGCTTGAGGGCCAAAAGAACCGTTAATGCCGTCACGTATAAACTCATATCCATCGTCGCCCGAGTCGGCTATCTTGCTCATCACTGATTCAACATCATCCGGAGCACCTTCATCAACTGCATTAACCCAAGATTCAAACGCATCAGCTTCGTGGAACCCGCCCTTGCGCTTGCGCTTAGCACCGTATGCTTCGCTTGGATCCATACGGATCATTCTAGCATACTCTGGATCAGTCGCCATCTTCTTGATGTCGTCGATATAACGCTTGGCTAGTAGCATGCCTAGCTGCTTGTCTTCGGGAGCAAGTTCACGATCACCGATTCTCTCAGCTACGTCAGCAGCAAAGTTAGCCAATGGGTCCATGTCATCTCCGATAGCTCTGGTTGCGATATCGCTTAACACGAACCCCATGAGGCCCATCGCATCGTTGAACTTAGTGTTTCGGATCATTGAATCTGCATTAGGATCACGCTTGAGCACTATTAGCCTGTTCATGTCCTTGATCTGCTTCTCTACGGAGCTAGATGCTTCTGTTATTTCTGCGCTTTCAAGGGCACGCACGACCGCTGGTAATAGCTCTTCCATCTTGTTGTCCCATATCTTTCTTGTAAATCTTTCGCGCAGATCTTCTAAGTTCTGATCTTCTTGTTCGTTTATCGGAGGCTGGAAGCTCTCCTTGAATTGTGTGTATCCAGCAGTGCCAGACAATGCTCCGAGAGTACTTTTTAGTCCTCGGAATCTCTCAACTACCCTCTGCCTGACTTCTGCAGCAGAACCGTCTTCTAGTGCATGAGTCTTTGTCATCCTAGCAAACTTGCTGAGATCGCGCATCTCTTTGATCGTTCCTAGTATGTGTTGACCTAGGGGATCGTATGGAGTTCCACCTTCTGTGATATGCCGAGCCATTGCCCTTGCACCGGTGAGGTAGTTATAAGGAAACTTGTAACGTTCGCCATCGTTTCGCTCGAGGTAGATAGCTTGTATGCTGCGACTGCGTGCGCCTGGTACAGTTTCATCAACGCTCTTAGTATGCTGCACTATCATCTTGACTGATTCTAATGCTTGATAGCTCCTGCGCTTACTGCCCCACATGGTGCTTTCTGATACAGTGATATCCGATTGCTTCATAGTTCCATCTACCTTGCTTAGCCATCCAAAATCTCGGGTGTCTAGCTGGCTCTTAGCTATATCCCTAGCGTCAAACATCAAGAGATTTCTCTTGGCAAAATTACGCAATTCCCTGAGGAACCCGTACCAATTATCTTTGTCACGTAACTGGCTTAGAATGTTGTCACTGAAGAACACTTTCATCGCACGCTTATCTACTAAGCTGATAGTTATTGGGCCTTTAGACTCTCCATCTTCGCTATAAACAAAATTAAAGAATCGTGCTTCGGCAGGGTCAGAAGTGCTTTCGGCAGACTCGCTGCCAAGTGTTACTGGACTATGCCGAGCGCGAAGCTTCTGGAATAGGTCATACGCTGTTTTCTCTATGGGTCTCATGTTGATATTTACCTAAAGTATGACGAACGGCATGGGTTCGATAATATCACCTATATCATCGCTGAGCTGCTCAGATAGCAAAGGATCATAATTTCGTAGGATCTGTGCCATGTTAACTGCTAACAAACATGCGCTGACTAGGTCGTCTTTTTCTCCAGTTTTGGCTGCATAACTAGCACCGTGGGCTACGAACGTCTTGAGTTCAGACAATAGTGGCTTGCTAACTACTGTCATCTTGCCGGTCTCTATCCAATGTTTGAGCTTAGCACATGCTGATATCTTCTTCCCATGTGTGGTATTGAACCCTTTTCGATATCTACGTGTAGCACCAGCTCTGTGTGGCTCGCTGAGGAATGTTCCTACTATGTTTTCTTCACCTGTTTCAGCGATAGCTTGTAGTGCAGCTTCTCCCAAGGTGTTATTTTCTACTGTATAATAAATCCCAATCGGATCGTCTGTTAGTTCTGCGATATATCGATTGATCTCCCGCAATATCGATACTTGCTTGGTTATAGGAGTCTTGTTATGCATCCATTCTGCTACTTGTTTCATGCCTTGTAATTGGAACACTTGGATAGCAGCGTCATCGCCACCTGTGCCCAGGCTAGGATCCAGAGTAACCAGGTATTGCATGTTTTTGATTGGTCTGCTATACCAACGTACTTGTCCTTGTCGTTCTATAGGATCACGACCTTCCATCTCAACTAGATACAAGCTGTTGATCAATGTCTCATCGTATATGATGAATTCACATTGATGTTCACGGCGGAATCTCTCAGGACCAATCCTGCCTTCTTCTTCAGCTGCCCACACACTGTCGCGTTCAGGGTGTGCGTCCCACTTAGCCAGATAATGTGCGAATCCGTTGACACCTAGCTTGGTCACATTACCGAACTCATCCAGATTCTTGAGCGCACCTCTCCATATGCTGGAGAACTGATCATCATCACTGTTTGGTGTTGATGTTATGATAGCCTTACCACCAGTGGCCAGCGTTGGGGATATAGAAGCCCAGAATTCGCGGGCTATGGTAGGTCTAACGAACGCGAACTCATCAGCATATAGCAGCGAGATACTCATACCACGTCCAGTGGTTTCTGTGGTCGTAGCACTGACTATGCGGCTGCTGTTATCGAAATCTATGCTGCCCTTGTTGTAGCTGACTACTCCGCCTCGTATGTGATCAGGACAGGCTTCATACGCATAACGTATCCTTTGCATGATTTCTTGCGCACCTGTGTATTTGTGTGCTGCTATGAGGATAGTGCTGTCTGGTACGAACATAGCATACCAAAGGAGATAACCTGAGGCTACCGTGGTCTTGCCCATCTGTCGCCCTAGCATGTTGATGCTGAATCGATTGCCGTGATATACTTGTATGAGATCTACTTGGTATGAGAACGGATCAAATTTTAGCTTACCCCTAGTAGGATGTTGTATGTAGAAGAAGTTGCGGAGAAAGTATTCTGGTCCAGTGACTGGATCGGCACAGGCCACAAACTCTCGTAGTTGTTGATCAGTGTAGCTTTGTTTCTTGTAAGCTTTCTTAACGAGTATTTCTAAACCACTCATTGCTCAAACCTATGTGTAAAATTGATCTTTCGCATCTGTCCCCAATAATTTGCGTGCATCAAGTATATAGCCTGGATACGAGCCTCGACGTTAGACTTCCAATGATCTAAGAATCGATGTGTGCGAGGGAATTCTGGATCGTAGTCTATTGTTTGCCATGAAAATTCTTGTAGCAGACTGTTATAATCCGGCATATAGTAATATATGTGGATCGTAGTCAGCTGTTCATCTCTTATGTCGCGTTCCACTGCATATTTATGGTTATAATCAATTGACAGGGTTGATATAATGTAGTTTAATAACTAAAGGTAAAGGTAACCCAAAGGTGATTTATGAGCGATTGTTTGGTCTTAAATGCAGATTATAGACCATTGTGCTACTTGCCACTCAGCACGATCCCGTGGCAGCAAGCTATCAAACTTAGCTTCTTAGATCGAATCAAGGTATTAGAAGTATATGATGATTGGGAAGTACATAGTCCAAGCAGGACTTTGAATGTACCTGCATTGGCTATCACCAAAGAGTTCATGAAGTACAAGCGTTCTGTTAGATTCTCACGCAAGAATCTCTATCTCAGGGATCTCTATCAGTGCCAATACTGCGGTGAGACTTGCGATAATGATGAGCTGACCATCGACCATGTAAAGCCTATGAGCAAGGGCGGTAAGACCACTTGGGAGAACACTGTTGCTGCTTGCCAGACTTGCAACTTCAAGAAAGGCGACAAGCATCAATTGCCTAGGAGATTACCATTCAAACCAGAATACTGGCATCTCGTAGGTGCTTCAGCAGACCATCTCAATTGGCATATTAACCATGAAAGTTGGAAACCTTACTTGGATCTCAAATAGGTTTTTCGCCTGTTAGATAAGGCCTAGAGAACCACAAGCGGAACCAATCCTGTGTTCCTGGTTCTATCTTATTCTTTCTCTGTATCTCGGCTTTTTCTGTACCAGTCATGCTAATATTGCTGCCCTGATAAGCTGTCATAGTTGCTGCATTGCCTATGCCGGCAAGTTTGCGCAGTTCATCGATTTCCATGATCAGATTCCGTAACGATTTTTCTTGCGGGCAGCAGTTGGGCTAACCCGCTGTACATCATCATCTTCTCTGCTGTCTATATCACCGTGATTGAGATCACTATGTGATGCCCCTACTGCTTTATAAGCATGTTTGAGCATGTCGTGTTCTATCTTACTGTAGGGATGCGCACTCTTTTTCTTGCCTATCCAGCTCTCAGAATCCATCTTTACTGGATTTGTTCCATCAGCACAGGCAAGGGCCAGGCTCAAACGATACTGAGTGTAATCATTATTAACGTGTTTACCGTCGCTATAAAGATGCAGTCCACGAGTAGCACGTTGCTGGCCCGAGGTTAACTTTCCTTGTTTAGCTTCGTCCAAGGCAGCTTTTTCAAATTCGCTTGCTCTCACAACACACCTCAGATTATCTTGCTAACTGGTTTGTTGCTCCAGAATCGGCATGCCCAATACCCAGCTTTAGTGCGATCAGTCTTGTCTGCACAGTTATGACGGGCACGGAAATTCTTGCGGCGTTCTGGGTTGTCGCGTTTGATTTCCATGTTAGGATCACCAAAGTTTACTTTCTTGACATTGCCTGTCTTTGGATCTTTGACG